CCTTATTGTGCTGAAAAGTTGCCAGTGAAAATTCAATTTCTTGGCTGGGTAATTGATAGAAAAGATGGTGAGGTTAAACTTCTTAAAATTGGTTGGTCTATTGCTGAAAAATTAAGAAATCTACAAGAGAGTGAAGATTATGGTTTTGAAGATTTACCTGATTATGATATTGATATTATAAGAACTGGTGAAGGATTGGATACTGAATATGATGTTATTCCAGCCAGAAAAAGTACTGAATTGACAGAAGAAGAAAAGAAAAAAATTTCAGAAACTATTAAAGACCCGCAGGAGATTATTGACAAGATGAAAGAGAAGGTGATGGCAACAATTCAACCAAAAGAATTGTCTTCTCTTACAGAAGATGATTCTAAAGTGGTTAATGTCGATGACCTTTCTTTTTAAAAAATATGGAGAAAATAATAGAAGCAATAAAAGAATTTAATGAAACATTAAAAGAACTTTCTCAATCAGTAAAGGACTTAATTATTGTTCAAACTGACCTTCGGGATAAACTTCAAAAAATTATTTACTCAACAAAAAAAAATATTGAGGAGCGTAAATTAAAAAATAGTTAGCACTTTTAAAAATGAAAAACATAAATGATTTTATAAATAAAATAATACAAGGTGATGCGTTAGAAATATTAAAACAAATGCCAGATGAATGCGTAGACACAATAATTACTTCACCACCTTACTGGGGACTTCGTGACTATGGAGTAGAGGGACAAATAGGATTAGAAAAAACGCCAGAAGAATATGTGGAAAAGCTGGTAAACATATTTAGAGAAGCAAGGAGAGTATTAAAAAAGACAGGAACATTATGGCTTAATTTAGGAGATAGCTATGCAGGAGCACCAGCTGGGAATAAAGGACACATTAAAAACGAGTTATTTTCTGCTGGTTCAAAAGGAGAAAATTATCGGGATAATTTAAAACAAGCAAGTCAAGTTAAGAAAAATGCTTTTAAGAATAATGGATTAAAACCAAAAGACCTTGTAGGAATTCCTTGGAGAGTAGCATTTGCCTTACAACAAGATGGATGGTATTTGCGGCAAGATATTATTTGGGCGAAACCAAATCCAATGCCAGAAAGTGTGACAGACAGATGCACAAAATCTCACGAGTATATTTTCTTGCTATCCAAAAGTTCAAAGTATTATTTTGATAATGAGGCAATAAAAGAAAAGGCAGAACACCCAGAGAGTATGCACATTTATAAAGAAGGTAATAAAATATCTTGTGTAGCTGAGGATATTAAGTTTGCTACTAAACCACAGAGAACTATGGGGGGGTATGTAACTCGTAATAAGCGTGATGTCTGGTGGATTTCAACTAAACCATTTAAAGGAGCACACTTTGCCACATTTCCTCCTGATTTAGTAGAACCGATGATATTAGCAGGATGTCCAGAATTTGTTTGTAAAAAATGCGGGAAACCAAGAGAAAAAATAATTCAGGTGATTTCTAATCCAGAACGAAGTCAAGAGGGTAGAACACATTCATTAGAAGAACAAAGACAAGGTAAAACTCCTGTTCCAGAAAAAGGTTGGCAAACAGAAAAACAATTCATCGGTTGGACTGATTGTGGTTGTGGAGTAGGATTTGAACCAGGAATAGTATTAGACCCATTTATAGGTAGCGGAACTACAGCAGTAGTGGCTAAAAAATTAGGCAGAAATTATATTGGTATAGAACTAAATCCAGAATACATAAAAATAGCCGAAGCTCGAATTAAAGCAATTCAAAAACCATTATTATGAAATATAAATTAAATAAAAATTCTTTATATTTGGTTGAGTGGATAGATACATATTCTTATAACGGGTGGTATAAAGAAGACGAAATAAACGAAATGACAAGGAAAGACACGACAAAAACAGTAGGATTTTTTATAAAAGAAACTGACTTTTTTGTGATTTTGGCAATGAGTTTAGAAAATAATAAAGATTTTGCTCCGTATGGCAATGTTAAGTGGATACCGAGGGGATGTATTATAAAAATTAAAAAGGTAATATGAACACAGAACAAATAAAACAATATCTCATAGAAAATCCGCCGACAAAGCCAGGTGATTACTATGAGATTGCCAAAAAGTTTAATGTTAATCCTGAAATGATAAGGGCACATTGCCGTCGGCTGGGAATTACTGTTAGCAAAGTGGAGGAAGTTAAAAAATTATTAGACTATAATCAACTCTCAAAAAGTTTAGTAGAAGTTCTTAAAAAAGACAGACCAGAAATTCAATTGCCTAAACAGAAGGTATTAAGAAACGGCAGATTAGTTGAGCAGGCAGTTTTGCTTCTTTCTGATATTCACTACGGAAAGATAAACGAATTCTATGATACCAAAACAAACAAGCGAACTATTACTTATAGCCCTCAAATCTTTACCGATGAATTAAACAGATTATTAGACGGCATCTCAACCATCAATGAACTGCTTCTTGGCGGATATAATCTTGAAACTTTAAATATTCTTGCGGTTGGGGATTTGGTGGATAATGAACTCATTTACAAAGGGCAAAAGAAATTTGTTGAGGAGGGAGTGATAGCCCAAGTATTAGACCTTGTTTCTTATCTGAAAAAGATGACGCTTGAACTTTTAAAACTATTTCCTAAAATCAGATGGGTTATTGTGGGCGGTAATCACGCCAGAATAACTTCGGGAGTAGAAGCGGACTGGGATTATAACAACTTTGATTATCTGGTAGGTAAAATACTTCAATTGAGTTTTGAAGGACAGGCTGAAAATCAGGATAGAGTTGAGGTTATAGTTCCAGAGTCGTGGTATTATGTTCATAAGATATACAATTGGAAGTATCTCTTACATCACGGAAACTTTATTTATTCTTGGATGTCTTTGCCTTATTACGGGATAGTCAGACAATCTAAATCAAGGGCAATTGAAATTCCATATGATATTGAAATTATTGGTCATTTTCACCCGTCTCAAATTTTACAGATACCAACCAGTTCGCATTCTCTAACTATTGTCAATGGTTCGTGGATAGAAAAGGATGAATTTGGCTGGAAAAGGTTTGCTTCTTTAAGTTCTGCCAAGCAATTTTATTTTGGAGTTTCAACAAAGAGACCAATGTCGTGGGCGTTTCCTTTAGACCTCACCCACAATATTGTTCAAAAGGGCGATAAGTAAATTAGAAAATGAAGTGCAAAATTTGCCATACAAATGAAACAGATAATACCAGCGGAATTTGTTGGGAGTGTATGAATAAATACTACAATAAAATACAGAAAGACCCTTTAAATTGTCCATTTTGTGAAGCCGAAGAAAAGGGTTATTCAAGCGGTTGGGGTTTTAGTCCTGATGGTTGGAAAGTAATGTGGGAAAAACATTTAAGAAAACATTGTTCAAAAGGTCGATAAATAAATTAAAAAAATATGAACAACTCAGAAGAAATTAAAAAAATGTTTGATGATAAAAATATGAACATTGCCATCGGGCAAGGAATTAATAATGCTTGTCTTTTGTTGAAGGATAGAGAAGATTTTATTCTTCTTGATGACGAGGGGAAAAAAGAAGCAATTAAAAGATATGCTAAAATAATTACTGATGCCCTTCTGGAAATGAGAATGGAGTATAAAGATGATAAAGTCGAAGGTGAGCAACCCCTATAATGAATATAGACCTAACTCAATTATTGCTAAAATCTTATGAAAACAAAAGAGTAGTTGGTAGATATTCTGTTTCAGATTTATTTGGAATGCTGAATGGTTATTTGCCTCCAGAGAAATATTTAGAGAATAGAACAATTCAAGTAGAAGAAGCACTGCGAATGAAAATGGGTGAAGCCAAACATTATGTTGTTAGACCTCTTTTGGAAGCATTAGGATTTGAAGCAGAAGTAAAAAAAGAATATCCAGTTGAGGATTTTGTATTGGTTGGTAAGGTTGATGCGATGAAGGACGACCTTATTATAGAAATCAAGACTTCTGATAAACTATTGAGGGAACCGAAAAAGTGGCACGAGTTTCAACTTAAATGTTATCTTACTATTTTTGAAAAGCCCAGAGGAATAATTGGTCAACCTGTTATCAATAATGGAACTTTTTATATCAAAGTTTTGAAAGAATATAAAAGAGATGATAAATGGTTTTTAGAAAAAGTAATTGAACCTTTGAAAGAATATCATAGAATTTTAAAAGGTCAAATATCCAAAGAAGAACTGGGGCAGCGGGCGGGATGAAGAGGATTAATGAGGGCAAGTTCAACCCCATTGTGGGGCTTGCGCAAGTAAAATTATAAAAATCCAATTCAAATATCCCGCCCCTGTTCTGGTTAATAAATATATGTCATACGAAACAGCAAAAGGAAGTTCAGGTGAAAGAGAAGTAGCAGAATTTCTTACAAATCTTTTTAAAGATTTTGGCTTTAAGTTTGTTCGTGTTGGAGGAGCAGAAAAGAATAAAAAAATTTTGGCTGGCGATGTTGTTTTAGATTATCGGACAGACCCTAATCGCATTTGTATTTTGCGAAATTATTATTTGGAAGTGAAAAAACAAGCCAGACCTAATATTTGGGCTGACGCCAGAAAGGCACAAGACGATGCTGAATGGTGGGGAAAAAAGGGATATATTTTATTTTCAATTAAATCAGCAAAGGGAGAACATATTAATCAATATAATGCTGAAAAGTTAATTACAATGTCGTGGCAAACATTTTCAAATCTCATTAAAGATTTACAAAATTTCTATGGCTCACAAGAGTAATTTATCAAAAGTTAACGATGCTCACAAGAGAAGGAAACTATTTATTGATATCCATATGAAATCTAATCTGGTTGAGTTGAAGTTGATTTGGGAAATCTGGAAAAATAAAGATTGGAATTATTTAGGATTTGAAACATTTAAAGATTATTGCGAGGCTCCAATTGCTAGCGGAGGATTAGGTGTTAGTCGTGCTTGGGCAATACAATTAGCAGAAGTTTATCAAAAGTATGTTAAAGAGTTAGGTGTTGCTGAGCAACAATTATTATTAGTCAGCCCAAGAAAATTATATCAAATTAGAAAATTAGTTAATCCAGACAATGTAGATGAATGGATAGCAAAAGTTGAAAATCTTTCTTTGGAAGATTTACAGCGAGAAGCAAAAGGAATTGATATTACAAACTGCGAACATAGCTGGGAATTATTTAGAAGGTGTCGTAAGTGTCATATTTGGGAAAAAGTTGATAAGGAAAAATGAATATCAATCTCTTTAGGAGGTATCTTACCTCACAATCATTTGAACAAAAATTTAATATCCGATTAGAAAGATTGCAAAGAGCAGAGAACAATCCAGTTGAACGAGCAAACATTTATTTTGAATGCCAAGATGATATCTTTTCTTTTATCAATCTCTTTGGAGTTGTATTAGAGCCCCGCTTGCCAGAAAGTCCAGATGTTCCATTCTTTCTTTTTGATTATCAGCGAGATTTAATTTATAGAATTTTGGAAGCCGAAGAAAAAGGCGAGGATATTTTAGTAGAAAAAACAAGAGATATGGGTGTCTCTTGGACTGTTGTGTGGTATATGCTTTGGCGATGGCTGTTCAAAGATAGATGGTATGGGTTAATTGGCTCTCGTAAAGAAGAAGAAGTTGATAGCAAGACCCCTCAATCTCTCTTTGGCAAGTTGAGATATGCTTATTATTCCCTTCCTCAATGGATGAGACCACCAAAGTTTAAGAAATCAGAGCACGATATTCATTTGAAATTTATCAATCCAGATAGAATGAGTGTAATTGAAGGAGAAAGTGCTAACCCATATTTTGCCAGAGGCAGGCGTGCTTCTTTTCTTTATATGGATGAATTGTTTTTCTGGAAGTTTGTTAGAGAAAGCTGGCGTTCGTCAACCGATGCCAGCCCTTGCCGAATTGCTGTTTCAACCGCTTATCCAACTTCTTTTGCCCGAGAGTTAAGAGAAAGTTTTGCCAAACAAAATAGGCTCATTACTCTTGATTGGAGAATGCACCCATTCAAAGATGAAGAATGGTATCAAGCAGAATTAAAGAGACGAGAAGTAGACCCACTTTCTGTGGAAGCAGAATTGGAAATTAAATATACAGTTGACCCCGCTTATGCTTATTATCCAGAAGTTCAAAATTGTCCGTTTGAGGACTTTGATTATGACCCAAACAAACCATTATATCTTGGCTTGGACTTTGGAGTAAGAGATAAGACAGCAATCGTTTATGTTCAGCGAGATACTCAACATATCTATTTCTTGGATGGCTATCAAAATTCTAACAAACCGCTTCATTGGTATTATCCATTTTTGAAACAAGGACTTGATTTTACTAAACAACCAGTTTATGAAATTGAAAATAAATTTACCAGAGAGAAATTTGTTTTAGATAGAAAAGATTATTTGCCTCACGAAATAGAGTTAATTCATCGTTTTAATACTTGGAAGCCTCCTGTTTTTTATGCTGGCGAGGTTGCTCATAGACAAGCGATGTTCAAATCAATTACATCAATCGCCCAAGAATTGGCTGGTATTGGTATCTCTTTAAGAATAAACCCTAATGCTGTTCAGCATTCAGTTAGAAGACAAGCAGTTAAAAGAATTTTGCCTATTTCAAAGTTTTCAAATAAATATAATGCCTCCGAGATTTTTGATGCGTTGCTATTTTCACATTATCCTAAACTAACTGATGCAACCGTTGAGCCAAAAGACAAAGTAGTTCACGATGAATATGCTGATATGCGTGCTGCCGTAGAAAATTTTGCTGTTAATATAACTCAAACAGGACAGATTAGAGAATTCAGATATAAAAAATAACTCCCCCGCTCCGTTTTTTTGACTAATTGTCAAGGGAATTTTCGCCTGACCCGAGACAATACTCATCAAAAAGTGGCGAGAGCAGGAGAGTTATTTTTTATTTTTGCTCTTCTGTTTTTTGTTCTTCTGGATTAGAATTTTCAGCAAGTTTTAATAGCATCATTTCTCTCCAAAAATCAAGTTCATTCTCAATGTTTATTTTTTGAATTTCTTTATAGAATTTATCAGATGCTCTCAATTTCTTTGGAATGAGATAGTAGATAGCAGGAAGAATAAGTTCTCTTATAATGAATGTTTGTATTTCTAATTCATCCTCATCCATAATTTTATTATTTTATCCGACCTTTTTCCAAGTTTTTATTTTTTCAATATTCATTCCAGCCCAGCATTCTGGATTGACACATACCCAGATTGCTGAAAATGGATATGTTTTTATTCCTTTATTCTCAACAATCTGCTTGACTAACTTTACCATTTTTTGTTCGCAGTAAGGACAAATTTTTTCTTCATCTATTATTTCTAATTTGTTTTCATCCATAGGTTTATTTAATTTTGCCGACCTTTAATAATCAATGCCTAATTTTTTCAAATCTTCTTTGTCAATTATTAATCCTCCACATTCATCGTGAAAAAAATCGCCCCCTTCAATACTCTCAAATTCATCCTCTTCGTATATCACATTACCTTTTTCATCAATATTTACTCTATAAGACATTACTCCATCCTGTATATATTTTATATCATCTATTGTAATTTCTTTTCCGCACTTTGGACAACGAATTGATGGCAATTTCTTTTTCATATTTTTTAATTTTTAACCGACCTTTAATT